CGCCGCGCTGTACGTCCGCGCCCTGGTCATCGAGAAGGCGAAGGAACTCGCGCCGCTGTATCCCTCCTCTCAACTCAAGCCGCTGATCGACGATCTCAAAGCCCGCGAAGCTGCTATCGAAGCGGCGCGAAAGGCCCTGTTCGATGCGGCAAAGGCCCAATGATTTTATGCGTACCATCACACTGACACTGACCATTGCGGCGCTTGCCCTCGGGCAGACTCCGCTCACCAACGAGGAAAAGCTCGCCCTCGAAAACGCGCAGTTGAAGCTCGCGCTGCTCGAGAGCCAGAAGAAAGACATCCAGGCCGACGCGCAGAAGGTCTTCGAAGGCGCCTGCAAGCGCGCCGGGATCGACCTTGCCGCGTGTCAGTTCGACCAGGCCACGGCGTCGGTGAAGAAGGCCGAAGCGGTGAAACAGGTGAAGAAGTAATGAGTATCCGGACGTTCCTCATTGACCTGTTCACGTTTGCGGTCATCGCTCTGGCCGCGTGCTTCGCATGGGCTGCGGTGGCCTCCGCGCAACCCTCCGACCTCTGCGGTCGCGAAACGAAAACGGCCACCGGCTACGTTCGCGTGACGTGCCCGGACTACCCCGGCATCCGCAAGCTGACCGGCGCAACGATGTTCCCCAACGAGAAGGGCCAGCAGGTATGGGTGCGGTCTTCCGATCCGACCATCCGCGCCTATCGCATCGCCATGACCTACCGCAGAAACGGCCACCTCGATACGGTCGTGCAGTTCGCCGAGGTCCACCCGACCTACGACTCGGGGGCGTCCTGGGTGCTTGGGGAAATCGAGATCGTCAGCGTTGAAGTCACCGAGTTGCGGGAATCGGCGAAGGTGGCGGTCCCGTAGCCGATGTCCTCCTGGCGCAAGATCATGGCCGTGGGGTGCACTCACGGCCCATTGATATGCCCCGTCGCTGCAGCCGCTGTGCTGGAGTTCAAGCGCCAGTTCGAGCCCGATGTGGCCATCGACTTGGGGGATATTAACGACTGGGCCGCGTTCCGCACGGGCGCGGGGGCTGGTGATCTTGACCAAGATCTAGTCGAGGACTTCGCGGCTTCAAAGCGTTGGTTGGAGATGTACCAACCTACTCATCGGTGCTTCGGGAACCACGACAACCGGGTGACGAAGCTATCGAATCACCCAAACAAGATCATCCGCTTTGCGGCATCGGCGTTGTTCAACGACTTGGCCGAAGTAGATCGGGAGAATGGAACAATCGTCAAGCCCTACCGGCAGCGCGGCGGCTGGCACGAGTTCGGCGGGACCAAATGGGGCCATGGGTGGATGTATAACGAGCAGGCCATTCGGGACCATGCTGAAGCCTTTGGGCGCTGCGTAATTGCCCATCTGCATGTTCCGGGAACAGCCATCGCGCGGAATCTACTGGCGGATCAAGCGTGGTGCGTCGGCATGATGGGGGACCCGTACAAGTTCGACTATGCGGCAGATCGGCGCAACACGCTCCGTTGGGGACACGGCATGGTCTGGGGCTATTTTAGTGACACGCAATCGCATCTATACCTCGAATCGTGGCCATGCCGTCACGGCGAGAAGGAGGATGTCCGATGGATGCTCTAGAGGCGCTGGCACTGCTCCGGCGCGAGATGGACAACGCGAACTCCGAGGAAGTCCCGGACGGATGGCGCACTGCGCAGCAATGGGCCGACGCCTGGGGCTTGAAGCGGCCCCACACTTCGACCTTGCTTTCTTCGGGCATCGCTTCCGGGCGTGTCGCAATGCGTGAGTTTAAGATCCCGACCACGGCGGGCCTTCGCCGCATTCCGCACTATCGGGTGAAGCCGTGATTCTCCGCGCAACCCTCCCCAAGAATCGCGACATCCCCGGCGAACTCGTGGCCCTCGACGATGGCGCGGTTATCCACCGTTGCCCGGTTCTGGGGCGTTCCGACAACGCACGGGCACGCCAGGAAGGCAACCCGACACGGAACCCGCTGTTACCGTTCGGCGACACGCCTACGGGGCTGTGGCAGTGCGGCAAGCGTGGCCCAGTGTCCCCGGCGTCAACCTACGGTGTACATCCGGTCATAACGATGAACCCGATCAGCGGGGACGCGCTGCGGGCGTCGAAACGCTCTGGCATCTGGCTGCACGGCGGCGCACCGGGGCGGGCGGCGGTCTGGGCGTATTTGCGACCCACGTTCGGATGCTTGCGTGTGGCCGATGACGACATGCGGCAGATATGGCTCTTGGCGGCTACGTTTGGCGAACCCGAAACCATTGAAACATTGGAGACTGAAAATGTTTGATCGCATCGTAAAAGTCGGCAAGCCCGACATCTTGAAGAAGTATCAGGCGACCTTCGCCGGGAAGCTGGACACCGACACAGCGACCGTGCAGGAAGGCCGGTTGCTCGCCGAGGAGCTCTCCGCGAAGTCCATGCGCTACCGGAACGGCATGGGCCTGCCGACGCCGAAGCTGGTCGCCAACGGCGGCGGCGTGGGTGAGACCTACTTCGACGCCGAGGAGATGGTCCGGGAAGGATTTCCGGCAGACAAGCCCATCCACCTCCATTTGCGCTACGACATGGGCCAGTTCGAGCGGATGATCGAGGTCCACGACGCCGCCTACCAGATTGCCGTGAATGGCGAGGATGGCTACCGGCGCGTGTACAACGACCTGGAGCGGCCGTAATGGCGTGGGGCTGGTTGAAGAAACTGGGGCGCGGAGTGAAGACCGCCGCGCCCATCGCGCTGATGTTCACGCCGCCGCCGTTCCAAGCCGTGGCGCAGACGGTCTACAGCGCCATCGTGGCCGCAGAATCCGCGGGTGGCGCGGGGCCGGAGAAGCTGCAGAACGCCATGCGGACGCTCGAATGGTCCGCGCCGCTCATTGCCCGCGAGGTTGAGCGGATCACCGGCAGAGACGTCGTCAACGAGGAAGCCTTGGCCGACGCAATGCAGAAGCTGGCGGAGTTCCAGGTGCTGATCGTTAAGGCGGTGGGAGGGAAGCCGGAATGACCGTAACCGCTGACAAGAAAATGATCCTGGCCCTACCGGGCGCAATCATGGGGGTGTTTCTGTCAATGAGCGTGGCACTGCAAGCACTCCTGATGCTGCAAGCCATCGACTTCGCTACGGGCTTTCTCGTCGCGTGGTCAACCGGCGCGGTGTCGTCGGATGTATCGCGCCGAGGATTCGTGAAGAAGGCCGTGGCGCTGCTGTTGATCGCGGCCATCCATGCGTTTGTCGCAGCGCACCCGATCGGCTTCGACCTCGCCTCCATGACGGCGACTTGGTTCTGTGCCACTGAACTCATCAGCATCGCCGAGAACGTCGGCCGCGCGGGCTGGCGCTTGCCGAAATTCCTCACCGACGCATTGGCGAAGGTCAACGCGGAAACGAACAAATAGGAGCACCATGAAACTACTGATTTACCTGGCCTTCGCCGGGGCGATGCTGCACGCGCAGACGACCGTGACTATCACCGACACTATCAAAACGCCCATGGGCGGCAACTGGAGCGGTACGGTCGTCGTGACATTGAACAACCCGGCGACGAGTCAGCCGCTTTACGCTGGCTCGGAAACGCTCTCCGGCTGGTCGCAGACTGTGACCGTCACGAACGGCGCGTTCTCGATTTCGCTCTACCCCAACGACGCCATCACGCCCACCGGGACGTCGTACACGGCCCGCTATTCGCCCACGAGTGGCGCGGGCTGGTCAGAAACGTGGGTTGTCCCGACCGGCGCGACCACCATCCGCGCGATCCGCTCGACAACCGTGCCGACGCCGAGAACGATGTTCACGCCGTCACAGATTACGCAGGCCTCCGCCACCCTTGGACAACTGCTCCGATGGAACGGCGCGGCTTGGGCCCCTTGGTCTCTGGTCGTTGGCCCGACGACTCCAGCCTCAGCGGCGGCAGCGTGTACGGCAGGAACCATCGCCGGGGATGTGGATTATCTGTATTTCTGCGTTTCGAGCGGCGCATGGAAGCGCGTCCAAATTCAGACGTGGTAAAGCCCGCACTGCCTTAGATACTCAAGCCCCTGCCCTAACCGGCGGGGGCTTTTTTATTTGGGGCGTGCGTTTTTCCCTTGCACATACTGTGGAGTATGTGTATTCTGGAGGTGTAGAGAGAAGCCGCTGAGGCGGCTGAGGAGAAAGCAAGATGGATACGAAATTCAAGACCTGGGCCGCCAACGAGCTGGCCTGTATGAAATCCGCCACTGACGGCGGGTTGCTGCCCACCTACGCGGTGGACAAGATGGACGCGCTGCGCCGTGCCGCTGCCGATGGCGACGAACTGGCCTATGACCTGGCCATCGCCCGGTTAGAGGGCGACGGCTACCGCTGCGAGGAGATCGCGGCGCAGATGGTGGAGCGGGACCAGTCGGGGGCGGTGGCGTAATGACGAACTACCGAGTCCGGATCGAAACCTTCGACACACCGGTTCTGCCGGGCGAGTCGTTCCGCAATCACAAGATCGAGACCTTTGAGATCCCCGGCTTCGCCGCGGCCAAAGCATTTGCCAAGCTCGAAGCCGCCAAAGGCGCAGCAGGGCGCGTCGTGACGTTGCGAAACGGGCAGGGGCTGTGGCGGAAGACATGACCCGCATTCCCGACCTCTCCCGCATCCCCCGTGAAGCGCTCGAAGCCGAACTCGCCCGCCGCAAGCGGCCACCGGGGAAGCCGCCCAAGCTGGCACCGTGCCCGCGGTGCGGCGCTGCGGTATCGGCCCGCTTTCGCCGCCGCCCGTGCCCCCATGACCCCGCCTAGCGCGGGGTCTCTTGCGTCTCAGGGGATGGCCGCCACCCAATCCCACCGGTCCAAGTCAAGCACTGACACCCCTTCCGGCCGCACTGCCGTAGACACTCAAGCCCCTGCCCTAACCGGCGGGGGCTTTTTTCGTTTCAGGGGAAGAATTTTCGCCGCTCAAAAATTGTTTCGTAATTTTTGTGGACAACCGGCGGTCACCTGGCGTAATCTTGCCACATGGACGCAGAACGCAACGAAATGACGCAAAGCGATACAAAACGTATCACCGTAGCATTGGAGGCCGATCAGCTAGCGTGGATAGAATCGGAAGCCGCAGCGTGCAAACTTACCCAGGCGCAATATATCCGGATGCGGTTGGCGCAGTTGCAGGCGGCGGAGGTAGCCGCATGACAGCCGCCATCCTCAACATCCCACCCGGCGAAGCGATCCAGTTTGCGTTTACGATGGCGCTGGTGATCGGGTTCGGGTATCTGATCATTTGCGACATCGGGAGGCCCCGGTGAAGGCGGCCATCGTAGTAGCCCTCATGGCCTTGGCCATGCTTGCCGGTGGCGTGTCCTGCGGCTATCACGCCCTAGCCACCCCGCACCTGTACCTATTTGAGCGCATGGCGTTCGGTGGTGTTGGCGCGGTGCTGATCTTCAATGCTGCGGTTGGCCTGCAACTCGCCTGGCAGGTGCGCCAATGACCCGCCGCGCCATCGAGTCCCAATCGTCCGCCAAGGCCATGATCGAGCACTACATCGCAAAGGGTGCGGTGGTGGTCGAGGAGCGGAACGAGCAGGAGCGGCTCCGCAAGGAAGTGGAACGAAGCAAGCCCCGCATGGTCTTGCTTGGCTTCACTGCCACCCGCCCAGGGTAACGAGGCATTCTTATTTGTCAAGGAGTAGAGGATTAAGTAGCGAACGTAACGGTTGACGCCCCACCCGACCCGGCCCGGCTGGCTTAGGCTAGCCGGAGGGTGGGGGAATCCCGAGGAGAACACTATGAACTGGACATGCAAAGACGAACTCGAATCCCGCGCCGCGCAGTTTGACGCAACCGCGGTGCTACCCGCCGAAGATAGACAGTTGGCGATCAAGGAAGCTATCCGCTGGCGCAATGCCTACGCCGAACACTGCACGCGACATCTAGCGCATCGCCTTCGTCGTTCCGAGCGCTGGGCCGACGCGCTGCTCTGGTTTTTCCTGGCGTCGTTGTTTGGCAATATCTTGCAGTTTTGGAACTAATCCGGCTTGGTCCGGATAGATCGGCCTAACTTACGAAAAAGGAGGCGCTCGCCGTTTAGTCGCTAACCGGATTCGTGCGCCGTGGAAAGCGTGGAACCCTAGGTTGGTCCATCGGGGCCAAACCAACGAAGCGGCGCTCTCGCAGCGCAGCGGCCCCGTATTGTCTCAACGAGGAAACATGGACAGAACGAAACACATCGGCGGGAGTGACATCGGCAGCGTAGTGAACGCGCCGCCTTACGGATGCGCTCGGAAGCTCTGGTATCAGAAGCGAGGCATCGAGCCCGACTACGCCATCGAGTTCAAAGGACACCTGATCCGTGGCACGAAGCTGGAACCGCTGATCGTCGAGGAGTACACAGCGAAGACCGGCAACACGGTGCGGCGGCGCAAGACGATCCAGGGCGAGAAAGATTACGAGATCGGCCAACCCGACCGGATTATCCTAAACGATCCACGCGGCCCTGGTATCCTCGAAACGAAGTCGGCCAACGAACGCAACTTTCGCAAGTTCCAGAAGGAAGGCCTGCCGCTCTCGTACCAACTTCAGATCCAGTGGTATATGGGGCACGCTGGTTATCGCTGGGGCGCGTTCGCCATTCTCGAACCAAGCAACTGGCGGTTCGATCACTTCGAGGTCACTTTCGACGCGCAAGCGTTCGACCTTGTTCGCGAGATGGTGGCGCAGTTCTGGGCCATGGTCCAGGGTGAAGGCGAACCCGACCGCCTGCCGGTGTCCGATAAGCGCTGCCAGTCCTGCGAGTGGCGGCATTCGTGCCAAGGCGTCGCGTTGCTTGAATCCGTAGACGCCACCGACACGGGCGACGAGATCCCGGCGCTGGCCGACTTGGCGCAGGAGTACCTTCAGCTTCGCGACGTTCGCGACGAAGCAGAGGAGGCGATGGAGGCGGTGAAGGAAGAGGCAACGCGACTGCTGCAAGACCGTGCCGGTGCAACCGCTCCAGGGTTCCGTGTTGGGTACAAGCCGCAGACATCAATGCGCGTCGATTCCAAGGCGCTCAAATCCAAGTTCCCGGACGTATACGAGGCGGTCGTCAAGCCGTCCGTGTCCCGTCCATTTCGCGTTTTCCCGGCGTAACGGGGAAGGAGAATAACCATGGCAACACAGACCGCTCCCCTCGTGGAGCAGATTCAACAGGCGCAGGCGGTGGCAGCGCAACCGCAAAGCCGCTCGACGCTTGATTACATCGTTGAGAACCAATCGGCGCGAATGGCCGCAGAGCAGGCCATTTCTGATGGCATCGTGGCCAAGAAGTACGCTGCGGGCGCTGGACTCACCGAGGACCAGGCGACCTATATCGTGTGTCTTGGCCGGGACTTCGGCCTCAGCGCCGGGCAATCCCTTCAAGCTCTCGACCTCATTGGAGGACGACCCGCGATGCGGGCGACGTACAAGGCGCTGTTCTTGCGGCAGGCTGGCTACTCGTGGAAGGTTCTCAAACACGACGACACCATCAGCAAGTATCGCTTCTACTACAAGGGCGAGCCGATTACCGACGCCGAAGATAAGCCGCTCGACTTTGCGTTCACGATCGAAGAGGCGAATAAGGCCGGGTACGTCGAAAACGCACGCGGCAAGGAAGAGAAGGACGGCAAGCGGAAGCCGGGAAACTACGACAAGGTCCCGAAAAACATGCTGTTCGCCCGCATGATTTCCAACTTTCAGCGGTGGCACGCGCCGGACGTCATCGGGGCGTCGATGCAAGAGGTTGGCGAGTTGGTCGATACGGTGGTTCAGGAGACGGAGAGCCGCATGGCGGCGTCCACGCTGGTAACGTCGCTCTCCGAGAAGCTCCAGGCGGCGAAGGGTGAAGAGGTGGCAGCGTGACCTACGAACACGGTCAGTTTTACGACTGCCGAATCATTGGGGTGCGGCACGTCGAACTCGGCAAGAACAAGACTCACGCTCTGGAGTTCGCCGTCCGACTTGCTGACGGGACCCAGGATTCGGTCTTCAAGTTCCTCACGCCCAACACGAAGGATAAGACAGGCGAGACGCTGGTCAAACTTGGCTGCACTGCCAACGACATGGCCGGGCCCGACTGGATCCGCAAGATCAACGCAAAGCTGTCCGAAAAGCAGGCGTCCGTCGTGGCCAATGACGACGACCAGTACGGCATAAAGCTGACCGGCATTTTCCCGCGATTGGAACGCAATCCGCCGAAAGAGTTGGTCAACGCGCCGTCGCCGTTCGGCGGTGAGCGTAAACGGGATGAGTTCGATACGGGGATGCCGGATGTTACCGATGGCGACGCCCCGTTCTGACGACCTCCCCACCAGCGACCGCCACGATTTCGCCAGCGCCCAGTGGCTCTGGCAACCAGACACACAACCCCCGTCCGATGCGGACGGGGTGGAGGAAGGAGGAGAGAAAGATGGAAGTCGGATCGAGAATTACCCTACAAGACACGTTTATGAGCGCCGCGATTAAGGTTGCCG